CCAAGCCACCGGACTACTCGCCGACTCGCCCTGGTGGGTCAAAGCAGCACTCGCCGCCCTCGGCCTCGCAGGCATGGCCACACCAGTCATCGCAGGAGCCCGCATCAGCCGGCGCCGCCGCAACACCACCGGGCCACTCACAGCCAAAGACCGGCGCATGTTTGCTGCCGCCCTCGGCTTCGGCGCCTTCTTCTGGCTCGCCGTCATGGCCGTCAGCTCACGCGGCCTCATCAACTTCGGCCGCCACACCCTCAACTGGCACGACGGCTGGGAATACCTCGTACCCCTCACCCTCGACGGGGCGGCTCTCGCCTTCGGTGTCCTCGCCTTCCGGGCAATCAGCAAAGGCACCAACCCGGACCGGGCGATGCGGATCGTGTGGCTCGCCACCGCAGCATCCGCCGCCATCAACTTCGGCAACGAAGCAGGCGGCACCGCCGGCTCAATGCTCGGCGCCGGATACCTGGCGTTCATGTCCTACCTGTGCATGGCCATGTTCCACGAGTTCCTGCACCAGTTCGAGGACGCCAACGGTGAAGGCTGGATCAAACGCGACAACCCCAAATTTGGGATGCGCTGGCTGACCTGGCCCACCAACACCGCCTGCGCCTGGTTCGCGTGGCGGAACTACCCGCCAGTCGCAGACACGCTCGCAACCATCACCAACGCTGTCAGCCACCTCGAAACGGTGCGAGCAGCGAAGCGAGCGCGCCTTGCAGAACGATTCGCCACCGACGAGCGCGGACCGGCCCTGCCGTGGCAGCGGATCAACCAGCTGCGGCAGGTTGTTGAGGAGCAAGCCAAACGGCTCGACGACTACCGGGCCGACGCCGAAGCCAACTGCCAATCGCTTGCCGAACATGGTGCTGTTGTCACGGAACTGCAAACAGCCCACGACAACCTTGCAGCGAACGCCGCCGCGCTGGCAGCAGACAAGCAGGCGCTGACGGTGGCGCTTGCAGCGCAGGAAGCCGCCGCAGCCGCCGCCATTGCAGAGAAGGAATTCGCCTACGAGGAAGCTGCCAAGGCTGAGCAGCAGTTGCGGGAGTTGGCAGACAAGCTTGCAGCTGCCAATGCGCACCAGCAGCAACTGTCAGCTGCAAACGCTGACCTTGCAGCCAAGGCAAGCAAGCTGCCAGACCCTACCGACGCAATCGCCCGCAAGGACAGTGCGCCCGCCAGCAAGGCTGCTGCCAGGGCAAACAAGGCTGACGTGTCAGCAGTGAAAGCTGGCAGTCAGGCCGAGGAAACCGTCCGGGTGCTGCTCGCCGAGTACAAGCGCAACCCGAAGCGCACCAACCAGGAAGTTGCTGAGGCTGCTGCCATCAACGTCTGGACAGCCAACAGGTACATGGCGCAGGTGAAGCGCATGGCAGCAGAACCGGCACCGCAGCAATCAGAACTGGCAAGCCCTCCGATGTTGCCGCTGCCAAACCCGCGCACACCTGCCACGGCTGGCATCAACGGCCATTCACATGCCAAGGAGCAAACCGCATGACTGCCACTACTGACCGTCCCGCCGGCGAGCGCCTGCCCGCCACCAACCGTGCCGGAACCGCAGGAGGCGCCATCCGCACCTGGCTGCTGATCGTCGCCGGCAGGGCCTGCATCTTGATCGCCGCCTACATGACCGCCCGAACCCGATAAGGAGCCTGAGCTGCCATGACCGAAGCCGCCGCCCACGTCTACCGGCCCACAGCACGGCCCCGACCGGCCGGCGCACCCAACCGCACCACAGACCTACGTCTCATCACCGACAGTGATCCTGAAACCTGCAATGCAGAACCAGGAACACCCGCCGTTGAGCGTGAAACCTACTTACGGCGCTGGTCAGAGCTGAAATCTGCAATCACCGACAGTGACAGGTGGGTGAAAGTTGGCACCGCCACAATCGCCTACTTCACCCCACCCGCAGTGTTCACCGACCGACCTGCGTCCCTCGCCGAACTCGCCGCCTACGCCCGCACCGCACCCTGGACAGCCCAGCAGCATGTGGCCAAGCCGTACACCGACGAAGCCACCGGCAAACAGGTCAAAACCGGTCTGATCCGGGCCGCCGGGATTTGGTACTACCGGGGCGTCGGCTACCCATACACGGTGTGGTCCCGCTACAAGGAATGGATCATCCAGCGGCCCGGTAGGGCAGTGCCGATCCTCCTTGTCGTCAAGCTTCTCGCCTCCACCAGCTACGGGCAGTGGACGGTCGAGCACCTGATCACCCCAGCAGTCCACGCCGTCATGTGGGTCCTGCTGTAACCGCGCACACCATCAAACCCAAAGACATTGAGGAGGTTCCTGTGGCTAAAGGAAAGGGCAAGAGTCGAGGTGTCAAAGCCCTCGCCTGGATTTCGATCGTGCTCGCTGCGGCCGGTGGCGCTGCTGCCACCCCCACACCTATTGGCACGTTCATCGGTTGGCTGGTGAACCTGCCGCCGGTCTGGTTCGCGCCGTCGCTGCTGTTCGTCCTGGCCGTCATCACCGTCCTCGACCCGGCACTCGACGGTGTACCGAACTGGTTGGCTGTCGCTTCCGTGATCGTCATGCCGTCGGTGGCGAAGTCGGTGGACGGGAAGCTCGGCACTGCGGTCACCAACCTCAGCAATGAGGTCTTGGCCGCCACCAATGAAATGTTGGGGGACTGGCTACCGCAGTCCGTGCCGGCTTTGGTCGCCGCGATCGTGTTGATCGCCTCGGCTGCGTTGATGGCCCGTCGGGTTGTCCGCAAAATGCCGGGCGGGGCGATCGCCTGATGGACCCGGTAACCAGCTGCCTGCTGTTCGCGTTCGTGATCATGAAAACGGTTCGGGCAATCAAAGTCGACCGCGAATACGCCAAACAAGGCATCGTGCCACCCAGCTACCGGCTCGCCGAACGGCTCCTAGAGAAGCGCAAAGCCGCAGGCACCGCCGCACCCGACGCCACAGTGAAGTCGTACGGGATGCGCGGCTACGCCGGACAACGCTGGCGCGCAATGTGGGAAGACCTCGGCGAGCAACACCTACAGACCCGCGCGGCGCAGAAGGCGGAACGAGACCAAGCGCTCGCCGCCGGGGAGCCGGCGCCACGTAAACCCGGACTGCGCGACGGAGCCGCCGCCGCTTGGCGGTGGGTGATCACCCCCATTGGTGAGCACCAGCCCACACCCCAGCCGGTACGGCCAATCAAAGCCTCACCGGCACCCGCAAGCCCCGCCCCGGCTGCGACCGCTGCGCCGCAAACACCACCGCCAGGCCCGCCAGTAGACCGGGACCCGGATCCACAACCAGACCCCTCAGCAGCCCAGCCGTCGACCCCCACAACACCCGCAACGAGAGAGAAGGAAGCCAACATGGCAACCACTGGTGAAGTAACCGGCCTGTCCTCCGCCATCGCCTACGCCGAAGCGATGGCCAACGCCCACCGATCCCACGCCGGCAGCGAAGGCTACGTCGCATCCCTCGCCAACTTTGAGGTCGGCCAGGGCGACATCGAAAAGGTGCAGTCCGCGATGGAGGCATCCAACAACGCCGCCTCCATGTGGGCCGCCGCCGCAGCGTCGATCAAGGAAAGCAACAACGCCACCAAGGAGGCGTACATGACCTCACCGAACGCCGGCAACAAGCAGTTCGCCACCCAGGAATAGCGGCACCGTGGGGCGGTCGAGCGATCCGGCTCGACCGCCCCACCACTTAACGGAAGGAAAGAGCCGTGACCGTCACCGTCGACAAGCCGACCGAAACCCCGGACACGGCCACCACCACCCCCACAGACCCGACCCGCCTCGCACCCAAAGCCGCCCCCTACGCGGCCATCGGCGCCCTCATCCTCGCCGCCGCCGGCCTCCACGCAGCCAAAGAAGCCACCGAACACGACGCACTATTCATTGCCGCCACCGCAGCCACCACCGTCGTTATTGCTGTAGTGGCCGCAGCCACCCTCAACCTGCGCCTCGACGACAAGAAAGCAGCACAACGCGCAACCGCATTCACCGCCGTGGCCGCCGTATGGCTACCAGTGGTCACAGCCACCGGGGTCACCCTCAACGCGGTAGGTGTCCTCACCGCCCTCGGCCTGGCCCTGTCCCTGCACTGGTTTCGGAAACGCCGCATCCCCAACAACACCCCCACCCGACCCAAGAACCCAATGTCCGAGCCGTACACCGCCCGATGGGTCGAACACATCGCCTGCCAAGGCGGGCCACTACCCGGCAGCCAGCTACGAGGCTGGCAGCCCATCCCCGCCGGTGACCGCTACACCCTCGCCCTCGTGCCCGGCAGGCAGTCCATCAACACCATCTTCGGTGTCCTCGAAAACATTCGTACCGGGCTAGGTTTGCGCCCCGAACACGACATGATCGTCGAAGCGCACCCCGTACTAGCGTCATCGCACATCCAATTCACGATCGTCACCCGGTCACCCGTGCGCGAATCGCAGGTGTGGCCCGGCCCTGGCGCCTTCAACCAGCAGACCGGCCGCGTCAACCTCGGCCCGTTCACCGACGGTGAAGGCGTCGCCAGCTGGAAGGCATACACCGACAACCGGCTGTGGGGCGGTTTCCTCGCTGGCGGTACCGGCTCCGGCAAATCCCGGATGCTCGAATCGGTCGCGTTCTCCCTGGCTGCTTCCGACAGCCACCCCACCGTCATCTTCTTCGCCGACGGGCAAGGCGGTTCATCGTCACCGCTCATGGTCAAATCCGCTGACCTGGCCGCCATCACCCACGAAGCCATCCACTCCATGCTCGCCGGCATGTACCTGGTGATGCGGCTACGGCAGGACGAAAACCTGATCGAAGACCGCGAAGGATTCGCCCCCACCATCGACCGGCCCGGCCTGCTCGCATTCATTGATGAGTGCCACAAACCGTTGTCGAAGATCGAAAACCCGGAACTGGCCGAACACACCCAATACTTGGCCGCCACCATCGCCCGCGAAGGCGGCAAAGTCGGGGTCGGCATCGTCCTCGCCTCCCAAGAATCAACACTCGGGGCGTTCGGCGGTGCCGGAAACCTGGCCGAAATGCTGCGCTCCAACCTGCTCATGGGCAACGGCATCATCCTGCGCAGCAAAGACGCCAACGCCAAGCAGGTCTTCGGCGTCGACATCAGCCCCAAAAGTTTCCCCGAACTCGCCGGCTACGCGTTCTGCGTCGACCGGGAACCGGGCGGGCGTAGCGCGCCATTCCGGGGCTACTACGTCACCGATGAACAGCGCCAATATTGGCCCGGACGCATCGACTGGAAGTCCCTCGATCGCGGTGCCGGGAACGCATACGGACCCGACTACGGGCGACGGCGTGAAGTCGTGACCGCAGCCAAGGAGGCCGCGCGGCTACGGGTGGAGGCACGGCGGGCCGGGCGCCCAATCCCCGACGACCTGTCCGAGCGGGCAACCCAACCGCCCACCGCCCAGCCTGCTGCCGTCGGGTTCAACATCATTAACTTCCCGACCTGGCAGACAACAGCCGCAGATAACACCGACAGCCGCCCGGCCGCAGAACTCCACAAAGGGCATCGTGCCGTGCTAGACCAAATCGCATCCGGCATCACTTCACCGGCGGCACTCGCCAACGCCACCGGCTACTCCGAACGGCAAATCCACAACCTGCTAGACGAGCTGATGGACGACCACACACTCGTCGAGCGGGCCAAGCGCGGCACCTACGTCCTCACCAAGGCACGGGAGACACGCAACTAATGATGGGAAAATCCCACGCGCTCAGCGGCGCCACCGTGTGGCTAGCCGGCTGCGCAACGGCGAGCGCCTTCGATAACCATCCCGCCGCCGCGACCATCGCAGTCGGCGCGATCGTCACCGCCGGATCATCACTGCTACCCGACATTGACCACCCAGGCTCGACAGTCGCCCGAACCCTCGGGCCGATCACCCGCCTACTCGCCGGCGGCATCAACGCCGGAGCGAGCGCTTTGCGAGGTGCCACCTGCGGTTGCTGCACCAGGAAAGGCGGACACAGGGCCGTCACACACACCGCAGCATTCGCTGTCAGCATCGGGTCGGCGGTTTCGCTGCTCGGCTGGATCGCTGGCCAAACAACCGCGCTGGTCATCGCCGGCGCACTATCGGCGCTCGCAGTTCGCGGGGTGTTTAAGCGGCGCACCCGTGGCATGTTCGGGTCGCTGCTGGCGGGGGTGACGGTGGCCGCCCTAGCTTCGTTTCTTCCGGCCCCGCACGGCTGGTGGTGGATTGGTGTTCCGGTCGGGCTCGGCTGCGCCATCCACGCCATGGGGGATGCGCTCACGTACAGCAGGGTGCCGTTCCTGTGGCCGATCCGCCTCGCGGGCTGCCGTTGGGCGCCGGTCGGCATGTGGGGTCCGCTGCGATTCCGCACAGGGGGAGTAATCGAACTGTGGTTGATCGTTCCCGCCATGATCGCTGCCGGCGGCTATAGCCTCTACCGGCTGGCATAGCGACCGAAGATAGATCCACTAAAATCGCTAAAATATGAGGCTATGAGACTCCCCTTGGTACTGGCCGCCGCCATCGGCGTCACCCTCCTCGCCGCCGGCTGTGCCGGTGAGCCGTACAACAAACGCATGGCGTTCCTCGACGAGGTGAGTAAGCGGGGGATCGAGTACCGCGAAAATCTGCGAGCGCAGAAGACAGCCCCATCTGCGGCAGCCTGCGAGATCGGCTGGAAGTTGCTCGACGCAAAGGTTCCAAATGACACTGGCGATCCTGTTGCCGGACCTACCCGCGAATGGGAGGCGCAGGCCAAGGAGGGGTACGTAAAAAGCTGCATGACGGGGGAGATGAAACCCAAGCCGGACCCGTCAGGGGTGAAAGCCGTGACACCTGTCCCGATCCCCTCCGTCGCGCCAGTCAAGTCGGCGTGACCGCAGCGCCCGCAGCTTAAGAACAAAACATGCCTGAGTGGATCACCCGCGTCACCTTCCGCAGCCTCGGCGACCGCGAGCCCACAGCCGTGTATGAAGCCACCGCTGACCGTGTGGCGGCAGTCGGCGGGCCAGGCTACGACCACCGTGTCACCCCGTCCGGAGACCTGCTTGCTATCGAGACGTGGTTCAACCATGAGGAGCCGCTGCCGGCAATTCAGGCCGGCATGGCGGTCGCCGATCTGGCGTTGGGGTTGTGGCAAGGCAGCCTGCGGCTGCACAGCATCGAATGCCGGCCAGCCCTAACCGTTTGATCCAGCACGCAGGCAAACGCAGAAAGCCGCCCTCCACCCTGACCGGAAAGGTCAAGGTGGAGGGCGGCTATCTGTCGGCGATATATTCGATGTCGCTCTCATGCGCCGGCCATCGATGCCGCAGGCCCGATCCGCCGGAATCTGATGTGTCAACCGCGCCGAAGGTCGTAACCCGTACGATCCCTGACTCTGCGGCATCCCGGTTAGCTTTGGAGCCGACAATGATGCCTTCACTTCGGGAGTGATCATGTTCCGCAGCGTTCTCACCAAATCGACCGTGGCCGTAGTAGCCGGCTTTGCGACCATGACCGCACTAGTCGGTGCTACCGCCACCCCTGCGCTCGCCGCCACCAGCCTGAAGGGACGCATTGTTTGCACGACAGGCCGAGTGGTTGGAATGTGGGTCGACACCAATGCTGGCGGGGCGGGCTGGGCGTCATGGACCGCAACCAGTGACCCCTACATCGCGACCTACTCGAAGGGCATCCCGTCAGGTGCGACAAGGATCTCCGTCACCGCAGGCTGCGGCGGGTCGCCGGCAAGCTGGGGAGGCAGCTACCCGGGCTCGATGAGCGTCGGGACTGGCGCTTTCGTAGCCGGTAAGGACTGGTCCTGCGGACCGTCGTCCTTCGGGAACCGTTGTAGCTAACGACTGAAAGCGCCGCCCCCACCTGGACCCGCAGGTCAGGGTGGGGGCGGCGCTTTGTTGTGCAGTGGGAAACCGGGGCCGGGAGGGGGACACGCCTACGACCGGCCCCGGAGCATTAGGGAAGCACCTCGACCGGGCCAGACATCGGCGACACCTGGCCGCGAGTCAGCAGCGCAAACACCGCCAGCACCAAACCAGTCAGCGCGCCAACAGTGGCGTCCGGGACGTGCAAGTTGTACTGGGCCAGCACCGCAACAGCGGCAGCAATGACACCAGTGAACGCGGCCGGCGCGAACGGGCGGGTAGCCCACGCCATCACACCCGCCGATACCAGTGCAGCGATCGCGGAGGCGGCACCAGCGGACAGGCCCGGCACGCTAGTGGACGCGGCGAACGTGAGCAGGCCACCGATCACGGCGACGATGAGGGCCGGTTCGCGACCAAACACCTTGTAGATCATCAGGAAACTCCTTAACGTTTTTGGGCAGCCGTCATCGGCCGCCAATTGCGGATCAAGAGGAAGGAAAGAAGGCTGCGGCTACGGGTGGGCGGCCAATGCTGCTTTGATCTGCTGGATTTCGTCGCGCATTGAGGAACCCCCGTTAGGTTTAACCTCATGCTCAATTCGGCTGATGCGGTCCATCACCCCGAGGCGTTCAGGCACACCAGGGCGGGCAGGCTCACCGATCCAGTCGTCCAAAAACGATTCGATCTTCTTCCATGTCCGGTACACCAGTCGTCCTCCGACGCCTAAAACGCCGGCAGCGCCGCCGACAACGGTCACAGTTCCGGCAGCCTGAACAACATCCACGAATATGCCCTTTACGGTTGTGCGCCGGCCACTCCACGTCGCCGGCCGTTTGTTTCGGGTCGGCTTCCGGGCCGGTCAGCTTGCCGCCGCACCAGCGGCCATGATTTTGGCGAGTTCCACCGCGAGCGCACGCTCATCAACAGCACCGGCCTGCCACGACTGAACCACCGCGCGCACCGCATCCAGCTGTGTCGACAGAACCGTCATCTGCGCGGCCAAACCGGCCACGCCGGCAGGCCCGCCCAGCACTGCAGCCTCAAACAGGTACGACCACAACGTCTGCGCCGAAATGTTGGTGTTCCATGGCGGAGACGCCGACGACAGGCGCTTAGCTGGCCCCGCCGCCAGCGCGAACGGGGCGGCAAGAGCCTTCTGCACTGCGGCAACAATCTGCTCTTCGGTCACGTCAGAACCTCCCGGATAGACAAGGCTGATCAGGTCGGCGACCGAACCACGGAATGCGTTCGCGTCGCAGGTGACCTGCGATCCGATGCGGGTCTGTGACCCGTACTGCCAAATGGCCGGTGTCTGCCCCGAATAAGGAGCCCACCGGTAATCGCCGTCACCCGTGTACGCGGCCCGGAAGGGGACACCGACAGCGTTCACATACGCGGACGCCCACAGCGGAAACCCCAAGCCGCGAAGGGTGTCGCCGTACAACCAGCGAGGCGCATAAACGACCGGCCGGAACCGGCCGCCAGTCCGCTCAACCAGCCGGTCACAAAACTGGCGGATCTCAGCCAGGTTCGGCGCCCGATCCATGTACGGAAACTTTTCCGCATCCACCTGCAACAGGAACGGGCCTTCACGCCAACCCGGCGCCTGCTGATCAAGCAAGGTAAGAAACCGGTCAGCCTGCGTGATCTGGTTGCCGGGATGGTTGACGTAGTAGGCGCCCAACACGGGCACCACACCGCGCGCCTGCCCCCACCAGCGGGCAAAAAACGGGTCCGTGTAGTCGACGCCCTCACCGATTTTGTGGGTCGCGAAGCTGATACCGGCCGCGACCGCAGCTTTCATATCGACCGGGCCGCGACCGTGATCAAAGTTGGAAATATCCCACCCGAAGATGGCCACAGTGACCTCCTGCCGAGTGGTGTGGTTAGGCGACAGCCCGGACGGCCAGGACTTCAACAACCACATTCGAGCCGGCCACCGTGGAACCGACCTGCGTGATGCTGGTAGTCAGATAGGTGCCCGCTGGCCAAGCCGTAATGTCGGCGTTCGTGACCCGACCCGAACTGTTAGTGCCGGCCGCGATCGTCGGCCGGTTTGCGGTGGTGGTGAAGATCGTCGTGCCGCCCTTTTGCACATCCACGACCAGACTCGTACCTGTAGGGGCAGTGCCGGCCGAAGCCCACACAGCCACAATTTCCAGGTCTGCGCCCGTGTTGTTGTAGTAGCGGCCACTGACCTGACCCGTGGCTGCCGTGCCGTCCTTAATCCACCGGTACGGAATACCGAGATCCAGATAGCGGGCTGCCACAAACGAGCCAAGATTGCTGGCAGTCATCAACTGGCGCGGACCGGAACCGGCCTGAGCCCAAAGCTCAAACACGCCATCAGGGCCTTGGAACATGGGGATAGAGCCGACCGCACGGCCGTCCGTGCCGTCCGACGTGGTCACCGAAGAGATCGCACCGCCGGACATGTCCAGCAGGTCCGTCCACTGCGTGCCACCAGTGCGCGCGTTGTAAAACGTGACCGTGGTGCCGCCCTGAAGGATGGCGGTATTACTCGCACCGACGCCGACCGAGAAGTCCTGGACAGCGTCACCGAAATGGAGTCTGGTCAAAGCGGTCGACGCCCCCAACATTTCCGAATCGAGGTAGCCGGTCTGCTCCGCAGTGACGGCGTTGGCATACGTGCCGTGATGGCCATTGCCGGACGAGTCGACCGCGACCGTGGCGCCGTCGGCCTCGTTCAATTTCCAAAAAGCGACAAGTCCGGTGGCGAGGGTCGTCAACACCTGCGTGTCATAGGTGCCGGCCAGGCGCGCCGTTTGCAGGTTGGCGATCTCCCCGTCCGTCAGCCGGCGACTCCACATCGCCACCCGGGCCACCGAGCCCTGAAAGTAGCTCGCCCCATCGCGGGAACCGACCCGGAAATGGGCCGAGCCGGCAGTTGGAACAATGTTTGGCCCGCCCGTAGGTGACTGGTCCAACAGGTCGTTGTCGCGCGGTAGCCCGTCCTTAAAGATGCGGACCGTTGTCGCATCCCACGCGCCCGTGACCATGAACCAGCCGCCCGGCAACAGGTCGTCCTGAAAGTAGGAGCCGTTACCCAAACCGCCGGACGGGTTGAACGCGTAACAGGAGCAGCGGTTGGCGCGGTTTTCGCTGTTGCCCCGCTGGTACATGCGGAACGTGTATTCCTGATTACCCGAAACCCCGTATGTGTCGCCCTTGCCCATGTAGTGGACATAGTCGCGGGGAGCGGCACCCTCCGCTTGCGTCATATACAGCGAATCCGGGCGTACCAGGGCCACAATCGTCAGCTCATGCGTCGTAGCAATCGAGTAGGCGGCGTTGTTGCCCAAATCGACGTACTGGGTGGCGCCATCAAACAGGACACACGAATCCGGAACGCCCTTCTCAATCGGGCGAGTGTCCGAAAAAATGTTGTTGTCGAAGATGGTGGCCGACGTCGGATCAAACACGCCAGGGTATGCGTCCGCATCAACGCCGATCTCGTCCATCCAAAACGCGTTAACGCTCGCCGCGTTGGAGGTGACACCAAACCGCCACGTGTCCACGTATCCGCCGGTGTTCTTGTTCGCGGCGCTCGTCTTAGTGTCTGTGGGGGTGGTGGAGTCGAACGTGTTGAAATATTTGATTTCCATCTGACCGACCGACGGGTCGCCCACGATTTTCGCCTCGACCCGAATCCACTGATTCAAGGCGATCGAGTTCGAGAACTCATCGATGGTTCCACCGGCGGCGTCGAGAGTCCGCAAATGGCCAGTCGTGGTGATCAAAATTCCGGCACGCGACAAGCCGGCACCGACCGCCGTGAACAGGCGATGGTTGGCTGCCGGCAGCGCCGTCATGTACAGGTAAAACCTGATGTAGCTGGCGGTTAGCTTTCCCAGGCGCGACGAGTTCCAGGCAACAAACGGAGTCACCGGTGTCGCGCCGGTCGCCACTTTCATGGACAAGACGCCGTGCGCAGCATGAGTGCTGCTGAACTGCATCGTCGCCCCGGTGCCGACAGACACCGTGTTGAAACCGTCACCCGACATGCCGCCCGAAAGGGCCTCGGTGATGGTCACGCCATCAGTGCCACCTTCAAAACTGTTGATCGTGGGAACAATGGCGCCCATCTACGCCCCCAACGTGTCGTGAAACCAGGTGACAGACAAGGGCACATCAGCCGTCTTGTTGCGGGCCGGGCGCAGCAACGCACGCGCAACTGTGTTCCCCGACGTACCAGCACCAGAGGCGATCGGGTTTTCGTTGGTAAGGACAACCTCAACGATCCCGCTCGCCGTCGCCGTACCGGCAGGCCAAGTGCACCTGTAGGTGATCCGCCGCACCGAACCGACAGCCGCCGAAGTCGGAAAGCCTGGATCAAACGCTTTAGTCGAACCAGCCACATAGGCGCCGAGAACCGCATCCGCGCCAGTCTTAGCTGGCTCATTCGCGCCAGTACCAAGCCGCATACCGGTCGGGGCGTTAGGGGCGCCAGTGATACCAGCCCCCCGCTCCGCATACATTTGGTCACCAGAAACGGTGATCAAGTTGAAAAACTTGACCCGCTCCACAGCGCCAGTGATCGGATCAGTCCACTCGGCGTAACCCCAGCCGCGCATGTGGGTGGAAGAACTAGGCATGATCAGCCCCTTTGTGCATGGCGAAGGAAGAGCCCGAAGCCCTAAAAAGTTGGAGGAGAGGCGTCCGCGCTAGGGGACAAAGAACACCATCGGCGGCACAAAAATGTTGCGACCACTAACCAAGTCGCCTTCACGATCAGTGACAGTGATCTTGCCGGTGGCCGAAATGACCCGCACCAAACACTGAGTAACGGTTCCCGAATTCGTCCAAAACTGGGCAGGAGAACGGATCTCCGCCGGAGCCGACGGCCTAGCCTCAACCGGCAAGGTGCAAATCACCGAATCGGGCGCAGTCCACAACAAGGTGGACGTTCGCGTCGCCGAAATGCTTGCAATAACCAGATTGCCTTGGCGCTGATAGGTGAGAATCGACGCATCCCAGCCGCCGCCATTCGGCATTGCAATCTGGCCCGAATCGCGCCACTGCATCACCCACCGGCCGCCATCCGACGTGACGATGCCCTTGTAGGCGATACCGGTGTCGTACTCGGTGATCTCCAGATTTGATTCCACCGGCGGTCGGGTCGACGACCGGCAGGCGATACCCGAGGCAGCCACATACCAGGCCTTCTCATCCACTTGGCCGGCAGTGATCGTCGTAGCACCAGACGGCACAGTGACCGCGGCAAGCGGCAAATCCCAATATCCGGTCGTGCTGATAGTCGTCACCGGCGACGGTGCGCCTCCACCAGGACTACCGGTGATCACATACTCGGCCACCTGCCCGGTATTGCGATCCAGCCGCAACACCACCAGGTCAGTGCGCACAGAACCCGACGAGTTGGCGGTGATCGTCAGCGTGATTTCTGACGAGCCAGAGTCATAGTGTGCGGCCCGGACAGTTGCCTGCCGATTCGCGCGCACCTTGACATGCAGGCCAGTCGAATCGGCATACACCATCGCCGACAGGGCAGGGGTGCCGATCAGGCCAGAAACGATTCCTGGCGCCGCAAGCTGCTCATACTCGACGGTTGTAACCGCCCCGGACGAATGTCCCGGATTTGGCCATGACGACGATGCCATCGTGAGCCTCCAAACCGCCCACAGGGCGCACAGAAACGACCGCGCAAAGCGGCAGCAGATCGGGGTGGGGGTTAAAGGGCGCCTTCGATGGCGGCCAAACGCTGGTAAATGCGACGCAGCTCGGTAGCCTTGCCGTCGGCGAGAACAGCCGGGTCCACACCGATCAGCGGGGTAACCACCTCACCGCGATCTGGCGTCACCTTGATGTCAGCCCCGGCGCACACCTGCTCCAAAACCAGGCCCGAAGCGATCACCACCGACACCAAATCACCGGGCAAAACGTGCAGCCCATACTGCTGATCCGGTGTCTCCTTCGCTGTGATCGACACCGTGTACTTAGGTGCACCATCGGCCAGCGCTTTGTCGCCAAGTTGGTCCAGTTCGGTGAGGTTCGCCGCACTGCGCCCGTCGACGAACAGTTCCCGTCTGCGCCAGCCCGCAGCGTGAGCGGCGGTGTTGACGCGTTCGCGGATGATGCGTGCCGGCCCGGCGGTTTCGTCACCGACGATCGCGACCGTGCACGTTGGGGCGGTTGGTTCAAAGTTGAGGGTTAGCACGTTGCCGAAGTCACGGCCGTACCAGACGGTGCTGGTGCGGTCGGTGGGCTGGTAGACGCTGACCAAGGTCCCAGTGCCCATCAGCTGCACAGCGCTGACACCCAGCCCGTTGCCGCCGGCCAGGCGGGACACCTCACGGATGGCATCCATGAGTGCTGTAGCTCGGGTGAAGCTGGTGGACACCAGCACCCCGGACATAAGGCCAAGGTCGGGGCCAAGAGTTAGCCCGGAGATTTGGCGGGCAGCAATGGCGCCCGGCCCACAGTTCAAGTTGATGAGGGTGCGGATGGCATCCTCAGGGTTGGCATTCGAGATCGCATACTTGGCGACCGTCTGCGCTGTTGAGGCGTTCGCCGGATCTGGGTACACGTTCACGTCGGCGAGCTGCGCCAGGTCGTCGGCGAACCGGACCGTTAGCGTGCCTGGCCCGTCAGTGCCGTCACGCTCGGCTGCGTAGCCGAGTGGTTGGGATTCGATCGGCCCCGACATGGCGATTCGCGTGTCAGCCTCATCCGAGTCCCGCACGGCCACAATGCGCGCATCAGGGGTGTTCACAGCATCGATCAGGTCCGGGTTAGGGGTGACCGTGACCTGCCCGAAACCAACCTCAAGATGGCGTGGCCCGAGCGTGATTTCGCTATAGCCGGGCTTGCCCAGTGCAGGCGACCCGACACCGATCGGGTCGCACAACACGGTGCTGCCGGTCTTGTCCACGACCAGCAGTTGGTAGTCGACGCGGGCCATCGCAGCCCCCCATCGGACTGCTCAGGCGGTCTCATACTCGGTGTAGAAGGTGGCTGTCACACCCGTGGCCAAGTTGCCGCTGCCAGCAGGCGCGGCGCCGGTGACGGTGAACGTCACATCGGATGTTGATTCGGCGTCCAAACGCCACGGCTTACCGGCCGGCAAGTTCATGCTGTTGATCAGGTTTTCGCCGGACGGGCCGCGAACCTGAATGGGCCGCGAGTTGATCGTCAACACTTGACCGGCCGAAAGGCTGTGGGTGATCGTGAACGACTCACCCCGGGTGGTGTTCGTCGCCGTCAACGAGGACATCGGGCCGCGCACCTGCCACTGCGGCCACACATCCGTCACACCAGCATTCACCATCGTCGTCGCACCAAACACGGCACCAGACGACACAGTCATGTACGGGGACAGGAAGCTCGACGAAGTTTGCTGCTCCCGATACACGACCGTCGGGTTGACGTCCCGCCAGAACGGGCGCGGGCAGTAAAAGTTGATGACCGGTGATGCTTCAAGCCATAACCCGTCGCCGCCGGTGTCGCCTTCGAGTCCAGACGAGTAATAGGCCAGGATTTCCCGCGCCGTACCGTCCGGGCGGGTCAAACGCAGCAGGCCCGGACCGCGACGGCGGGTCATCGTTATCGACGCCGTGACCTGCCGGAACGCCCCCAACAAGGTCAAGTGGTTGTCGTCGCGGAAACGCAACGGCCACTGAATCGTCGACTCTTTCGGCCGCACATATTCGACGTTCACGCCGCCGTCAGGATTCGCGGTCGTCACAAAATCGACCGGAGCCGCCCCGATGCCGCCAACCGCGTCCAGCGTGTGCCAAACCCCGTCCGGCGGATTCAACGCCAAAACAGTTCCGTCGGGTGCAATCCACTCAGGCACATACAGGCCGCCCGGGGCCGGCACCACAACCACAGGAGGCGTCGTTGTGGTGCCGGAACCGGAGTCGGTTGGGGGAGTGACAGTGACTGGGCCGGTGACGAACGGCATTCGGCCCCCTCACCTAGCGGCGGCGGCCGACCCTTGCCTGCGCATCCATCTGCCGCATGAACCCTTGAAGCTCAGACATGGACAGATCGGCTGTTCGAGGTTGGACGGTGAGGTTGTTGTTCACCACCTGCGGCTGCTGCGATCCGCTGCTGTCGTTGGGGACGTATCTGCCCCCGTACCAGCCAGCACCGATCGACAGCAAATCTTGGCCGCGTTGTCGATCACCCAGCCTTGGCAGGAACATTTCCCCACCCGTTTGCGGCTCCGCGAACCCATACAGCGGGCTGCTGCCGCCGCCGAACATGCTGGCGTCACGCAGATTCGTCAACCCATCGGCGGCCATGTAGACGCCGCCCCGAGCGTTCGAGGTCAGCGTGATCTTCCCGTACGAGGCCATCAGCTTCTTGACCGTCGCCGCGCTGTATCCGTTGTGCACCAGCGCTGATTCGATCTGCTTCACATAGTCGCCGTACAGCTTCGAGGCCAACTTTTTGCTGCCCGTCTGCGCGAACCTGGCCTGTGCAGCCTCACCGGCCGCACCCAACGCATCAATGATGGAGCCGAGGTTTTCGCGGCCCTCCGGGCTGCCCATACCCACAGTTGGGGCATTGAGGCTCAGCTTGTCACCCAGCTCGCTGATACTGCCTGCCGCACCGATAGCCGACTTGGCGTACGCGACGTTGGCGACACTGTTCACCGGGGCCGCGAATGACGGCCGCTGGCTGTACGACATCAACTGCCGGATCGTGGCCGAGTTGATTTTCTGCTGCCCGAGCAGTGCCCGCAGTCGGGCAATGTGCTTGTCGTAGACGGCATTCGCGGCGGTGACCGAACCAGTCTCGTCATACTTGGCCTTGGCCGCGTCCTGGGCGCCCTTGATCACAGACAGGACCGAGCGCAGATTTTCGCGGCTCTTCTCTGTCGAGAAGCCGAACGCCCGACCGTTGTCTTTGATCGCCTTGTTCAGTGCGGTCAAACCGTCCAACGCTGAACTGTACGAGTCGGCGAACCCGACCCGACCACCACCGCTTGACGTGTCAGCCGGCGCATAGTTCACCAGCCCTGTCGCGGCGGCAGTCACACCGCCACGAGCCATCGGCACAACCTTCTGCCCATACCAGCTAGCGGCCGTATCGAGAATCGAGATCGACCGCTTCTTGTCTCCCCGTTTCGGTACGAACGCCTCACCACCCGTCTCAGGTTCGGCGATCATGTACCTGCCGGGGGCCTTCGGGCTGTAAATGTCGGCAGCCGACAGCAGACCATCGCGGGCGGGGGTATAGACGCCACCCCAGCGGCTCGGAATCCGGCCAGCGCCCGGGAGCCTCACATCTTTAGGCGCCCCACTGTTGTCGTACTCGATGTAGGCGTGCGCCCTGATCTCGATCTGCCGGTTATGGAATGCGGCCATGAACGCCTCAAGGGACGCCCGAGCAGCACCCGTATCCACCCGCACATCCGTGTACGCGCTCGGCGGCATCCGCGCCAAATCACCGATCAGAGTGTTGATCTGGGCATCAGAAAGGCCAGCATGGTGCATGACCTTCTTCAAACTGGCGATCTGACCGTCATACGCCTTCGTCGCAGCCCGAATCGAGCCAGTCTCGGCGAACCGCTTCTGTGCCGCATCCGCAGCCGACTTGGCCGCGTTTTGGATGTTGATCCGATTCTCAAGGGCCGCCTCAGAGTTGCCCTTGATGGCCTTACCGTTCGATTTGAAACCCTTGGCCACGTCATCGATGGCGCGCTTAGCTTTCAACAGCGCCTCGTCAGCATCCAACGTGGCGCCGTGAAGCTCATTCCACACATCGATCAGCGAGGTGCCCTGCGATGTGGCAGCCTCCAAACCGCCAGCGAGGAGGTTCGCGTTGTCGGTGGCCCGCTGCTCCGCCTGCGCCTGCAAATCGGTTTTCGCCGCACCGTCGGCCATCGCCTGCTGAAGGCCAGGCAGCTTGTCCAGCAGGTCGCTGTAGTCGATGCCAGTCTTCGACGACATATCGTCCAAAAACTTGGCGACATCCTTGTACCGGCCAGCCTCAGCCAGCGGCGTCAACGCCTTGTTCAGCGCCTCAAAGTCGGCGGTTGCCTTCGTGACGTTCGATCCGGTCAGTTCCTTCTCAAGTTCCTGAATTGCCTGACCGGCCAGCGGAAGCTGCTCAAAAAATGAGGTGGTGCTGTTGGAGCCGCCAACGTTCTGCAACGTTTGAAAGTCGGCGTACAGGGTTTCCATCTGGCCGTGGAAGCCGTTGAGGCTGTTCAGGCCCGACGCGAGACTCCCGGCAGACCCGAACACGCGGTCCAGTTCGCCGCTAACCTCACCCGTTTTGCCGAGCTTTTCGATGGACTGTGTCAGCTTGTCCACGTCGGCGGGCTTGTCAGCCAACTGGCCAAGCACATAGTCGGCGGCTTCCAGGGCGATGAACGCGGCAGCGGCTTTACCGGCAGCTTTTCCTGACTTTTCCAAACCGGCGGCGGCCTGCTCGCCGGCAGGTCCGGCCTTGCGAAGTTCCCCGAGCACGTCGGCGGTGGTGGAACGCAGTTTGATCCACGCAGAGCCCAGCAGCAGGGCGCCACCGGCGAGACCACCCAACACTGTGACAGCCGTCAGGATCGGGGCCGGCACAGCGCCGATCGCATCAACCAGACCGTTGAGGCCCTGCACCAGCGTGCGCAGGCCACTGTTGGCGCCCTCACCGGAAGTGATGAACATGGTTTCCAGCGAGCCGGTCAGCTTCTCAACATCACCGGCGAGGTTGTCCTGCTTTTTCGCTGCCGCATCCGCTGCCGCGCCGGTGTCGTTGACTTTCGCCGTGTAGTCGGCGATGCCCTGCGCACCCTCCTTGTACAGGATGTTCGCCGCCCGGAACGCGTCCGACCCGAAAATGGTGGTCAAGGCAAGGTTCCGCTGCTCCTGGTTGAGCGGCCCAAGCTTGTCATGCAACTGGCCTGCAAGGTCTTTGATGCCCACAAAGTTGCCGGCAGCGTCGTATGCGGAGATGCCGAGCTTGTCCATCGTCTTGGCTGCCTTGTCCGACGGTGCGGACAGTTGCAGCAGCATCTGCTTGTACGAGGTGCCGGCGTCCGAACCGCGCAAAGCGTTGTCGGCGAACGCCGACAAGGTGCCGACAGTCTCCTCAGCCGACACGCCGTAGGCGGCCGAGGCGATACCGCCCTGCGCCAGCGCCGCGCCCAGCTCGTGCACGTCGGTGGCCGACTTGTTCGCCGACGCCGCCAACAGGTCAGCGACATGCCCAGTCTGGGAAGCGTTCAGGTTGAACGTGGTCATCGTTTTCGCGGCGATGCTGGCGGCTTCGGCCAAGTCCAGATCGCCGGCAGCAGCCAGGGACAGGGCGCCGCTCAGCCCGCCGCTGAGGATTTCCGCCGAGGTCATGCCGGCCTTGGCAAGTTCTTCCTCGGCCTGCGCCGACTGTGTGGCCGAATAGGCTGTGTCCTTGCCAGCCTGCAATGCGGCCTGGCGCAGCTGGTCAAGCTGGGCGCCCGAGGCATCAGCCACGGCTCCGACCTTCGACATTTGCTGCTCAAACTTGGCGGTAACCGCGACCGCACCAACGAAAGCAGCCGATAGAGCCAGCCCGGCGTGGGTGGCCTGCGAGGCAACCGCGTCCAGCTTCCCTGCCTTCGCCGCCCGACTTAGCTCGGCCGTGAACCCGGCGGCGCTTGACCGGGCTTGCGTCATGCCGGTGGTGAACCGTGAAGAGAAGGAGGCGGCGGCCCGGTCGGCGGCGGTCAAACCCCGGGCGGCCGATGCGGCAGCAGCAGCGGTGTCCTGCAACGGCTTCACCGACGCGGCCGTCGGCGTCACCTGCCGAGTGTTGATCTTCGCCTGCTCATTGAGCTGCGCGATCAGACCCTTAGTTGCCCGCTCTGCCTTACCCAAGCCGGCGATGTACTCAGCAACGTCGGCGCGGAGCTTCACCGAAATGGAGTGGTCAGCCACGAAACCCACCCCCAGCCGTCATCAATGGAAGGGGCTGGGAGTGCCACGCGGCACCAACTTCACCCGGTGGATCAGGGCGCGCTGGTCCTTCGCATACATGGGGTCGTGCTGGATTTTGTGCAACGCCGAGCAGCGGTAACACTCGGCCGGCGGCTGTGCCTGGTAGACGCCGACCCCGCGCATGTTCGCTGGGTCGTTGTCGACGTGAGTTGTTTCCGTAAGGTCACCGCCGCACTGGCGGCACTGGTGGCCTTCCCACAAGTCGTAGGCGAGCATGGTGGCCTGCTGCTGCTCGTCCCACTCCACCTCTCGCGTAGTCACCGACCTCACCAGGCGACCCTTGCGGTCGTAGGTGTGTCGGGTGACCTCGGCAGGCTCCCAGCCGTCGAACCTTTTCAGGCTGACACCGAGGGTGCGCGCCGCCTTTACGCGCTGCCGGAACTCGTCAGAGTCTTTGAGGCGAGCCGCGAGAAAGGGACCGACACCTCAGACCTGTTCAAGGTCCAAGCCTTCGTGGCGATCGCATCGAACTGGCTGTCGGCCAGCTTCCCCTTCACCCCCTCCGCACCCAGCAGCGAATCCCAGTCGTCATCGTCGAGGACTGGGGCGACCACGCTGCGCCGAACAAGCACCGGGAAGAACGTAGACGTGTTCACGCCGATCGCGTCCCGGTCATCGACCTCACCCGTCGGCTGCTTGCGCGGCGGATGCTCATCGAGCAGGGCCCGCCACTGCCTGCGGTCCAACGCCTCAAGGGTCAGAGTGAGGGACGCGTCGCGCATCTGACCGCGCAAACCCTCAATCTCCTCCGAGATCACCCGCGCCTGAGCGCCCGAGGTGAGCATGCCAGCGTTCGGCTTCGACAGCTCCTCAGCGAGCGCCGCCTCCAACGTGTGAAAGTCGGCCAAAAGGTCGCCACGCAAACACACCGACACCGTGTCCCGAGGCAGCGACGCCCCCGCAAGGAGGGCCTTAACGTCCTGGCCTGCCATCAGGCAACCACAACGTCGCGCTGCGTCTCGCCGGTCACAAACATTTTCTGCATCATCGTCAGCAGGCCGTTGGCGGTCGGCGGCTGCTTCTGCTGCGTGCCGGCCTTAATCCGCCACACATCCACGATGTCGCCGGCAGCGAACGCCTGGCTGTACAGGACACCCCAACGGGCCACAATGTAGCCGGTCGTGCCCTTCGGCAAAGCCAGCCGGGCAAGATCGTCACCGGCGGAAAGGATGTTGTAAACGTAGGTCAGCTCGATGCTGTCGGTGTGACGGCCCGGCTGCTCAAACACCTGCGTCGAACACAGGCGCGGGTCGGTGACCGTCTGCTCATCGGTGCCGGTCTTCAAACCATCACCAGTGATGTAGCAGGACAGGTCGACGCTGGTGCCGGCGTTGATTTCGGCTGCGGTCGGGTTCGCCGAGTCGGCGATGGTAGTGACGAAGCGGACGGCCAGGTTGCCGTCGGCGGGAACACTAATCGACTGTGACATCGGTGTTGTCCTTTTCGGGGTGTGCCGGGCTCACAGCCGGCGAAGTGCGAGTGGTGGTGTTGCGTCGCCGGGATGCGGGCACGGCGGGGTCATCGACAGGCGGGGGTGTGCCGGCCTTGGTGACGTTGTGGAGGCTGCGGCGCGGCTGTGCCCCGGCAGGCAGGTCCGGCCAGCGCGGGTTTTCCAGCGGTGTCATGCCGGCCCGCAACGCGCAGGCGCGCACGTCGTACTGGTGGCCGGTGTGGTCATCAACCACCCGCACCCACCGCATCCGGTCAGGGATACGGCTCATCGGCGGATCACCGCGCGGGTCACCGAGGTGGTCGCCGACCATGTGAGGACCGCCAGCCCGGAGGTCGGGTCCCGGTAAAGGGGCAGCAGGGGGATTGCCTTCGTCACCCCGGCGGCGATAGTGATGACCTTGTCCGGGTAGGCGTCACCAGAGTCCAGGTTTCCGGGCACCGCGATGGTGACCGTTTTGGAGGACGCGTCGCCGTTGGTGACAAGCAGGGTGCAGTGCTCGCCGACCTCGGCGGTGTCACCGGACGCGGCAGCGCCCATCGTGACCACAACACCATCTTTGATGGCCACATAGGTGGTGATCTGAGACATGGGGGTGCTACTCCTGGGGTGTGGAAGTGAAGGAGAAGAAGACGGGCACGCTGAACACCGGCCTTCCGTTGATGCGGACCGTTTCGTCGCGGCGCGGAATGTCAGGACCGCCCGGCAAATGGCTGATGAGGCTGGTGTTGCGGCCTTCGATCAGCGGATGTTTTCGATGCAGCGCGGCCGTGCAGCGGTCGGCAGCGGCCAACGTTTCGGCGATGTCACGGCCGACGACGGTGACCTGAAACTTGGCGTGGGCTTCCCCGCCGTAGCCGGCCAACGTGACCGTCAGCCGAGACGCGGGAGCCGCCCAAATAACCAGGTAGGGGAGCTGCAGTTCGCTGTCTGGTGCGGTGACCTCACCGGCATAAACCGGGTATGGGGTGCTGTCTTCCAGCAGGTATTGGATGGCGGCCAAATGGTCGCGGCTGGGATCACTCACCGCAGCGGCCCATGCTTGGCGAGCACCAGCTCTAGCGCCGACACAAAGTCAGGTGTTGCCCGGTCAAGGGCCGGTCCGAGGAAGGCGTGTGGCGCCATCCGGGCGGTGCCGTGCTCAAGGAATGGCGCGTAGTGCGTTTCGGCACCAACATCAACCTCGACGGCAGTGCCGCGCAGACGTGGCTGTTTCGGGTCCAGGCCGATCGAGTCGCGGGTCGCACCGGTCTTGTAGGGCACGAACTGCTTCGCAACCTGCTCGACCCGCAGCGCGGATGCGGCAACAATCGGCACCACAGCGGGCCCGATTTCCTTCGCGGACTGGGCCATACCGTCGGCCAACCCGATCAGGTGATCTACCCCGTCGAAACGGACAGAAATCGTCATCGGCCGTCACCTCCGGCCGTTGCCCTAGTTGCGCGAGGCATGTCACAGACGGAGCAAGACGACGCTGGCGATGTCGAAGAGCAGCTCAGAGCACCAGCGCCGGTCGTCGCCGTGGTGCTGCTGATCGCCGGGCTCGCCGCGTACACCGTGTTCAAAGCCGCAGTTGGCTTCGGCCTACCGGGCCTGATCGGCGGTGCAGTGATCGCCGCCATCTACGGGGCGGTCGGCTACTCGGCGTGGAAGGGGCAACGCAAAGCGATCATCGGGGTTTGTGTCCTCGGCGGCCTGGCCGTATTCGGGGGTTTCGCAGGAAACCCGGGCACGCTCCTGTTCGGTGCGCTCCTACTCGGCTGTGCGCTCATACCCGAATCGGCGCGCGCCTGGCTGGCCTAACGGTTCGTGGCCGGCAACAGATCGCAGTACAGGTCCTGCTCCCAGCGCGTTGATCCACGCCAAACGTCAACGACGGTGAGCTGCACACCCACAAGATTCAGATCGTGTGCCGCACCAGTCACCGTCACCACATCGTTGACCAACACAAGCAGGCTGCTGGCAGGCAACGTGACCAGATAGGGCACCTCATGCACCTGCCGGTCACCAACGTCAGCGGAACCATTGGACCGGCCTGCCCTGCGCTGCACCCGGCACCGGCCGGCATAAATGCCGTCAGCCTCCACGTACACGCTGCGGCCGGTCGCCTCATCAAACGCTGTGGCGTGGCTCGACGGCCGGGTGATTGCGCACTCGGCCGTCTGCGTCTGCGCGATCGTCGCCGCATGATGCACCTGAAACAGGGGGTGGATGATGCGTGTACCTGGCAGCGGCATAACTCACCCCTACCGCTCTAAAGGTCAAGGTCAGCCCAGGCGGGCGCGGGCGGAAAAGCAAACGTAGGCAACAGCGCCGACTCGCCCTCAACTCGGGCTGCTTCATCACGAAGCCGGCGGGCGCTCGCCATCAACGACTGCGCCACCGCCGGCCCATCGGTCTGCAAATCCTGTGTCGTGATCTTCTTCGAGATCAGCGCCTCAGATGAAGCAATCGTCTCCAACGCCAGCGCCGCACCGCGTCGTATGCTGTCGGATTCCACCGTCAGGAACGCGGCCACTTCCTCGTCGAGGAACAGCAGATTGGCGGAGTCGGTGTCGCCGATCATCAGCCGCACTTGTCCCACTGGGGTTGTCAGGTCGTAGGACACGTTCATCTCCGCAATGCTCGTGGCGGACCTCGGGCGGGCTGACTGGACTAGTTGAGGCCGGCCCAATAAAGGACAGCGGTCGACGACTGGGTGCCCAGCGATGGCGGGGCCGTCGTCGTTAGTGACGTGTTGGCGGTCGCGGCCCTAAAGTTCGGTGCGGTGCGGCCAACGTTCAGCAGCAGATCGTCCAGGGATGCGCCGCGCGCGAATGTCGGGCCGGTGGTGCCGTTGTACCAAGCACCCACGTAGTAGTCGCCGGCCGCCAACGTGTACGGGCCACCAACCAGCGGCATCGCCTTCAACGTGGGACTGGCGGTGGTCCAAGCCGTGGACTGGTCGGCGGTCTGCCCAATCAGGGTGCCGGAACTGTTCCACAGGGCCGCATAAGAGTTGGTGAGAGCCGACCCCACCGACGTGAGGCACATCAGAATGTTGGTGCACGAACCACCAACCGGCACCTTCAACCGCCACACCCGTAGCAGGCCCTGGGTGGCTAGGGCGGTGCCTTGGTGAAAGTTGCCCGGGTTGTACGTCCAGCCCAGCAGTGTTGAGTCCGACGGCACCCATTCGTAGCGGGCTGTAGTCGACGGCATGGTGTGAGTGGTCATGCGCGCACCCACGTCGGGTCGCATTCGATCGTGTACGCCAGGGCCGCATCAGAGATCAGCTTCACCGTGACGGCGCCCAGCGCGGTACCGGTGTCGAACGGGTTGTCGATGTGCACCGCCCCCAACACCGGATGGCAGTCGTTACCGGCCACAGTGGGTGCGGTGCCGTCCAGCCGGTACCAGATGGTGCCGGTGCCGGAACGGTTGATGATGTTGATGCCGCCCGGATATGTGGCGGTGAGCTGCAAACCTGTAGTGGCGACGTTGGCGGTCAACGTGCCCGAGAGTGCTTCGGCAGCCACAACCGCCCCCCTTTCGTCGGGTTAGCGGTTACGGAACGAAGTCGCGGGTTAGGGGCAGCCCCGGCAGCCGGCACACAAGTCCTGACTGCCGGGGCGCATCCCCCGGAATGCCCGCACACACAGGGGGTGTTTGAAACGTGCACAGGCCGGCCGCGTGAATCACACGAGACGGCCCGCACACACGGTGGCGTTAGCTGGACAGAAGGTCCCGGACAGTCTTCTTGCCGTCAGGGCCGGCGAGGATCTTCTCGACCTCGGCACGGTCCAAGCCCTGCCCGACCGCAAAGTCGGCCCACACCTCAGTGGAGGCGTTCAAATGCGGAGCCTTCACAGGCATGTTCGGGGCAGGGTCGGCTTCGACAACAGCCGCCACGATCGGGGCAGGCGGCGGCGCCAGCTCGGCAACCATCCCCGCACCCAACAGATGCGCAGCCTCCGGACAATCAGCCGGAATCAGCGCACCCTTCATGACCAGCTGCTTCACCAAGCCGTACGGCGAACTGGTGGTGGCGTACACACACTCGGCGGTGACCTTCAACATGCGGGACATGTCAGCCGCCCTAGCCCAGCGACCCAGTGCCGGTGATCTTCACCGCGCACGAAGGTTCCTGAACAATCGGCACCGTGATCCGGCGAGCCCAAATGTCCCACGCGTCACGCTCATCGACGCGCTGAACCTTGAACTGCAGGCCGTTGTCCATCGACGCGTAACCCGGGTCGACCTCACCCTCATCAACCATCGCACCGAGCATGGTGGAGTCGTAAACCCACACATCATCGCTGGGCAGGTTCGCCACAGCGGTCGCGATGATCGTGTACGGGCCGAGGTTCTCCATCAGACCGCCGTACACCGGGTTTTCGACAGTCTCCCGACGCCGCATAGCAGCGATGGCCGGGTCGGTGATCAGCATCGCGTACTTGGTGGTCGACATCAGAACGGCGTCGGCCTTGTAGCCCTGGTTCTGGTCGACGATTTTCGCGCCGGCCTTCTCGACATCCCGGAACGCAATCGCCGACGTGTTATCCCATGTGGTGCCCGCCGCAGAGGTGGCGGTCACAGCCGATGCCATCGCCGAGGTGGCCAGCCGGTCAACCTTCGAAATGATGGTGTTGGCGACCTTGCGGAGGGTGCGGTCCAGTAGCGACGCCTGGTACACCTCACGCTTGATGGCCTCATCGGTCAGGCTGGTGGCCTGACCCCACTTCGACACAGCCGCCAGGGCGGCAGTACCGGCCGAGGTGGTGTCGCGCGGGTACTCCGCACCAGCACCGACAGCCTCAACGCTGCGGGTGTTGAAAATGGATTCGGACTGCTCGTACAGGACTGCTCCGCCCGTGGAGCGGATACGGCCCGTCAACAGCTGGTCGGCAATGAACCGCTGCTGCGGGATGGTGCGCAGGTACCGCTGCAGGTAGGTGGGCTGAAGAAGCAGACGGTCAATGGTCAGGTTGTTACCGGACAGCGTCGGGGCTGCCGGAGGGTACGCACCGGGCACGGTGGCGTCCTTTCAAAGGGGGCGGCCCGGCTTCCGGGCACGACGAATAGGCCCGGCACCCGTGATCGGGTGGGGCCTGAAAGAAAGAGGTGTGGAGAGTGGTGGCGTCTGCGGGTGGGCGCCTAGGTCAGGCGGGCCAACCTGGGGCTAGGCCCGCCTGAACCTGAGGGGATGGTTTAGAACTGCATCCAGGTGACAGCGACCGTGTCAGCGGCGGTAGTCAGGGCGACGCCCAAAACCTCCCGGGCCTTGTTGATGTCCGCAGCCAGAGCCGCGGCAGCGGCCGGCAGGGTGGCGACCAGACCAGAAGCGGCAGACGCCAACTGGTCACCAGCCGTGACACCACCACTGTTGACGGTGATGTGGACCGGGCCGCGCGGCACATACGTGACCAGTGCGCCGGACGCGGCGTCGTGGCAGGCCACACCCACCACGTTCGCGGCAAGCGCACCAGCCGGACCGACCGTGCCGTCACCGGAAACGATCAGTAGCTGACCGGCAGTCACAGTCGCCGACGTGGTGCCGGTGATCTGATCGGCGTAAAGGAACTTCGCAGCGTAAGAGCTGGGCATTAGAGGGCCACCTGCTCCCGGTTCGGGTCGCAGATCGCGGCCATGATGCGGTCAAAGTCGTCATCAACAGCGGTCGCCTCAGCAGCACCGACGGTGCCGGTGGCGGTGACCGGGACAGCGGTGCCGGGGGCGATGCTGTTGAGGATGTCGGTGATGACAGCCGGTGCCTGGTCGTAGCGGCGAGCCCAGTCGGCCCGCTCAGCGGGGGCGATCTTGCCGGCAGCCAGGGCGGCCTCGATGACGGAGGCCCGGGTGGCGGCGGCTTCGTTGGCGCGGGTGCGCGCAACCTCGGCAGACAGGCGCTCAATCTGGGCGCGCATCTCGGCGAGCGCCGGATCGACAGCGGCCGGCTGGCCAACTGTTACCGGGGTGGTCGGCTCGTCGGCCGGCACATCCTCAGCGTCATCTGCACTGTCGGCGGGGGTGGTGGGGGTCGCTTCGGCGGTTGCCTTCAGAGCGTCGAGGGCGGCCAGGATGGTCGCGTCGTCGGCGTCGTCGGGCAGGCCGAGCCGCGACCGCAGATCGGTCGTAATGGTGGACACAGGGTCCTCCTCATTCGGTTCGGGGATGGTCACCGGCTCGGCGGCCGGAGTCTCAGGGGTGTGGATGAGCGGCCCGGCAGCAGCCGCAAGGGATGCTGTGGGTGTGGTGATGCGGGGGGCGGGTGCGTGGGCGCGGCCGGCGTAGGCGTAGATCGACAAATCCCAGCCCGCTGAAGGCGCAGCACTGTCAGGCTTCGCCTTCGGAGCGTCGGCCTGCACCTCGTGCATCAAGCCCGCCTTCACCGCCTCGGCGGCCGAATACCACGTCTCGGCGCTCATCGCGGCACGCCAATCCGCCTTGTCACCCCCAGCGCGGGAGGCGTACAGGGCGGCCATGTTTTCCGACACCTGCGTCAGACGTTCGGCGACGCCCGCCAAGTCGGCTGCGTTACCGAACGCGACACAACCGGCGTCGTGGATCATCACCTCGGCGTGCGGGGCGATGATCCTTTTATCGCCGGCCATCGCAATGAACGAGGCAGCAGACGCGGCCAAACCGTCCACGTAGGTGGTGATGTGCGCTTTGTGATTACGCAAAGACTGGTAAATCGCGAGCGCCTCATGCACCATGCCGCCGGGGCTATTGATGTGCACGTCAACACTCGACGCGTCCAGGGCGTTCAGTTCGGCGATGAACTGTTCCGCCGAAACACCAAACCAGTCGTCGATCACGTCGTACAGGAAAATTTCGGCCGCGCCACTGCCGGCGAGGGCGGTGATGCGGTAGCCGGGATTGGTGCGCTCACCGAGCGCCTGCGGTCGCGGCCCCCGGTTGGGGCGTCCCGCCAAGATTTCAGCAACGTCCAAGGGGTTCACTTCCAGACAGGATTGACGCGACCTCGGCACCGGCCACCCCCGGCGCACGACTTGAAGCCGATGACCGGGTAGTCGGCGAGGGCCGCGTCGAGAGTTGAGTAGGTGTGGCCGTCGATGGACGAACAAGGCAGGCAGCGGTTTTTGTCGTTGACCTCTTCAGCCGTCCATCCGGTGATGAGGCTGTCCGCCTCAGCGGCCTGCATGACGACGGTGCGGCCAGCGTTTTGGCCAGCCGACAACACAGCACCGGCCGTATCGGCAACCACACCGGTTTGGGCTGCGCTCATCGCATCCATTGCTGTGCGGGCAGCATCAACGGCACTGTCACCGAAGTTGACCAGTGCCGCCTTCGATGCGGTCGCCACATATGCGGCAGCGACAGCGGCGGTGAACACTTCCGCCGCCGCGTGCACGTCCGGCTCCGGATCGGCTGGGTCAACGGTGTGACCTGCCCCGGCGGCCTCGGCAACAAGGCCGTCGCGTGCCAGCACGGCAACATCAGTGGCTTTACCGCCAAGCACCGCATGAAGGCCGGCTAGGACGGCTACACCGACAGCAAGGTCGGCCAGCCGCGACCGGTCATCAGCGTCAACGGCGGCCTGCACTTGTGTGGCAAGGTCGTCCACCATCGGCTGTGCTGTGTCCGGCCACTCCGCCAACAGTTCGGCCTTCGCCTGCTCCCACTGCTGCTGAAGCTCATCACCAGACGAACCGGCAGAAGCGAACAGCCGTAGTTGCCCGGCGCTCGCCTTAGCGGTGGGGCGTCGGGCCTGCCGTTTTCCCGGCAACACCGCCGCAGGCTTCGGCACAGCCGGCGGAGCTTCTGCCGGTTTCGTGTCAGCGCCCGGGGATGGCGTGGCTGTCTTACTGGCCGGCGGCGTCCACGGTGTTTCCCGCTCCGGCAGCCGATACTCGCGCCGCACCCACGCTTCAAGGCCCGGATCGGCCGACAAGGCACCAGCGGACATCAACAGCTGTAGTGACTGGGCGGTGACCTGACGCTCCGAGCCAATACCCGAAACAACAACGGCCGGTACAGGCTCGTCCGGACCCCAATTCCAGGCCACCAACCGGGCCGCGATCTGCCGGGTTGCCACATCGGCCAGCTCTTGCGCCTGCGTTTCCAGGGCCAGATGCCACGAGTCCATGAACGTTTCGCCCAGAGCACGTGACCCGGTGGCCGTGGTGCCAAGGTCCAAATGTTGCATGAGGGCGGCCCGCGACATTTCCTGGTTCAGGAAGTTGAGGAACGCGAGCGTGTCCGGAGTTGAGCCGGTAAGGCCGACCAGTTTCAACGTGAAGCCGGGCGGCAGTGAACCGCCGGACTGTTCGCCGACGCTGGCGGATTGGGCGAACCGTGCCGCTTCGGCGTGCTGCTGGGGTGACGGGTTAGCGCCCGGTAGTTCCTCCACCACGGGCACACCCATGCCGAACCGGCGATGCGACGTGGCGGCCACACGGAGCATTTCCCGTTTGATCAGCCACTGCGGAAACACAGCCCGCAGCATGGATGTGCCAGCCCAGTTGACGCCCTCACGCTGCCGGCAATACCACGCCAAACGGTCCGCAGGGATCGTGATCGTGCGCGGATCGCGCTGACCTGCCTGATTAATACCAGTGAACTGGCCCGAGATGGGGTCGGCGAAAATTTGGTAAATCGACCACGGCGGGCGCTCCCACAAACCCGCAAGACGCGCCCGACCGCTGCTCACGTCGGCCTGTAGTTCGAAGCCGAAATGGCCGTACACCATCGACAGCAAAGCCGACCGCAAATGCTCATGCCACGAAACGCCCCGAGTCCTGGCGGCCGTCGGGCGGTCGACACCCATCACAGGCAGGCCAAGATCGTCCGCCACCAGCTGAGCAACCTCGGGGCGGCAACCGGCCGGATCAACCTGCCAAGTAGCCCGCCGGATCTGCAACGAATAGCCGGCCAGGACTGCCGACAGGTGCGCATCCCTACGCATCGAGGCGAACGTGATGTTCGACAGCGGCCAAATCAGATCCGGAGGTGTGTCAACAATCAGCTCATCAAGGATTTGATGAAACTGGAGAGTCGACACACGGCCCAGCGGGCTCGTCGGCGGTGAAAGGACAGGGACAGCCACGGGAGGGACACCCCCGCAGCTACATCGGCATGCTCAAAAAGTTGGTGGACTGGCTATGACCGAACGCCCGGTCGCCGATCGGATCGGCGTGGCTCACAGCCGTGACAGCCGCCCGCTGATCGGTGTACGGCAGCATCAGCCGGTTAATCGCCTGAGACATCGCATCAACCTGGTCATCATGTGCACCGAGCGGAAACGACGACGCCTCCTCAACCAGCCCCTCAGCCCACGGCGCGATCTCCGGCGCAGGCAAAAAAACACTGCCGGCCTCAACAAACGGCGAAACCGCCGCAGCACGAGCCACCTTCGACCCGTCCGGCTGAACCGGCACCAAACCAGGCACCGTCTTCCGCAACGCGTTAATCACAGCAGTGCCGTTAGCTTTGTCCTCCACCAACTTCAACGCGGCGTCCGGCCACTTCGCCGACAAGGCCCGCACCGCATGGCAGGTGTCAACAAACGACAGCCGGTCCCGGACCTGATCCAGCAGGTACACGCTGGCGCCGCGACGGCCCCACACCTGACCCACCACATAGTCGGAAGACTCGGTGTCCTTAAACGCCATATCCCACGACTGGATCACTTGATCGAAGCCGATCGCATACATGTGACCCGATTCGGTACAACGCCACGGCGGGTTGCTGTACTGCTGCCACCAGCCGCGCTGAAAGATGGTGCCCTCACCCGGGCTCGGACGGCCCTGACAGAGGGCATTCCATGCCCGGGAGCCCATCTCCCTTTTGCGCTGCTCCCAGTCGGCGGCAGTACGGCCGCGCGCTGAGACAAGGTATTCGCCCGGCGCGCGGCCCAGCGGGTCAGTTTCACCCTTGGCTGGGTCGTGGTCGGCTTGGGCGGGAATGTTGATGACCCGCCAGGCAACGCCGTCGTCACGTTTTTGGAGCCAGCCGGACAGGTCGTCGTCCCGCCACCGGGTTTGGATGATCACCACAGCGACACCGGGGCCAAGGCGGGGGATAGCGACCTCGGTCCAAAAGTCCCGAACCGTGTCCTGCCAGGCTTTCGAGTCGGCCTGCTCGCCGTCCTTGTACGGATCATCGATAATCAGGAGATCGACGGGCCGTGACGTCAACGAACCCTTGATACCTACGCAGTAGACGCTGCCCGTGTGGCCTTCAAGGTCCCACTCGTGAGCAGCCGACGATGCAGGATCGACCCGCAACCCAAGCTCAGGATGGTCAACGATGTCATCCCGGATGGCCTTGCCCCAACGCCGGGCGACGCCGTGCGCGTACGACACGATCGCAATCCGCAAGCTCGGATTCCGCAACAGCGACCACAGCGGAAACCGCCGCGAGGTGCGCTGCGACTTCCCTTCCTGAGGTGCAAGTGCGAGCAGGAGACGTTTGCAGCGGCCCTCAGCCACATCCGTGAGCGCCTGGTCGATCAGATCCAGCGCCGGTGTCTGCACAGTCATCGGATCGAGTGCGAGCGCCAGCTCCCCTGGGGTGGCGTAGTTGGCGCTCGCCTCGGGTGGATCAACGGCAGCAGCGAACGCGGTGAAGAAGGCGGCATCGATGTCGGGTGCGAGCGTCACCGCCCACCCCCTTCGCTATGCGGCAGGCGCCAACAAACTGAGGTGCTTGCGTACAGCGGCCACAGCTTCAGGAGTGCCGGCCACACCCAGGTCAGCCAGGACGGCATTCACGAACTGGGCGGCAAGTTCGGCCTGACGCTCAGCAAGGCGCACCTGACGTTCAGCCAGGCCAGCGGCGATAGCTTTCGCAGCGAACCCGGCAGCCCGATCCCGCTCATCCGATTCCAGCTTGGTGATGGCGCGAATGTATTCGCCGGTCTTCACCGGCTCGCCGGACTCGGTCACCGAGTAGGAGTCGCCGGTCAGCGCCTTCTCAAGGTTGTCTGCCTCGGCGACGATCCGTTCAAGCTCGTTGGCGTACATGGCCGCACGAACCGCCGACTGGGCTACTAGGCGCAGCAGCAGCTCGCCGGGGTCAACCTTGGAGTCGCTGAGCCCCCAGTTGATGACCGCGTCACGAACGGCTTCACGGGCCCGGATGACCGACACGGGTTTGCCTAAGTGTTTGCGGCAGGCGGCCGGGTCGCTGCCCCTGATGGCGAGCGCCCGGCATGGCTGCTTGTCGGCTTGCCGAAGTTTGGAGCATCGTGGCGCGTTGTCGCGGCCAACAGTGTCGGGGTTGGGGTTCGACATAGAACCACGATTCGATGTAGGGGATGACGCTGTGTGAGCGTTTTTGGCGGGTGGTTGGTCTCAGCGCGGGATGGCCGGCATTATGCCCGTTTCGCGAAGCCGTCGGCGGTGACGCTAAGTGAGATGCGCGGTCAACGCCAGATCATGTGCAGTAGCCCGCCACGGAAATGGCCCTCGCCTACAGGCCGGCCCTGTATCGAAGTGGCGGATCGCTGCTTGGTGAGCCGGTTGGGCCACCGTGCGCAGCTCGGACCTTGTGCTGCGATGCGACGGCGTCAGGGTCGGTGTCAGCCGATGCGGCAGAGCGCTGATCTGCTGAACTGGCAGCATGTTTGTAGGAGCCGTCAGGCTGCACCTCGCAAACGCTGACCCGCGTGTGCCATGCGGCGGCACGCACCTCATCGGTGAGTGGCGCCCGCAGTGGCACGGTGCGGATTTCGATAACCGGTTCGCGGTTGGCGCATAGGAATGAGCCTGTCTTGGCGCGCGGGGCTTGCCCATAGGCGTACGCCGTGTAGGTGATGGTGCCGTCGCCGACCTGAATTTCGGGATACCGGGGGAGCCATTCGCTGATGGCGTTGGCTTCAAGCCAGGCATCCACGGTGGCGTAGTGCGGGTCGGGAATCATTGGTTCCTCCGTGCGGGGTGAGGAGTGGGTTACTTCTGCCGGAGTGGCAAACAGGCTTCGCCCTGGTCGTCCAGCAGCTTGGCGAGGTCCTCGCCGCGGATTTTGGCGGTGCCGTTGTCGCCCCAACTGGCAGACCAGGAGTTGCAGATCGTGAAGTAGCCGTCTTCGATGTTGACGCCGATGATCAGATAGCAGTGGCCGCCAGCGACAGCACCGGACACGTCGAGGAAACCGTCCGGGCCGGGGGTGAACATCTGCTGTAGCCACTTGGTGCCGACCACTACCGGGCCGTGCTGGGAGATGGCGGCAGCAACGTCGGTGATGTCGGTCGTCCAGTGGTACGAGGTGTAGAAGCCGCGACGCCTCGCCACCTTCGCCCCGGCCAGCACACTCGTGCCGCCGTAGACAGGCTTAGCGCCCGGGTATTCGCCGCCGCGCTGGCCGTCGCAACGCTGCGCGTCGTAGTAGAAACCGACCGCGTACGGGTGATCCAGTTCGGGATGCGGCATCGGCTCGGCGATCAGTTCGTGGCTGAAGCCGTGGCCGACGCACGAACCCTGCTGGCCCTGGTCGAGCACCTTCGAGATGGGCCACAGCCGGGACACAACCGGCGCTGCCTGGTCGAGGACAGCGGACATCGGGAAGTTGGCGCTGGCCGGGTCGTCCTGGTGGATGCGGCCTAGGCGAGGGTCGGTGACCGTGCTGCCATCGCGCAGGGTGTGAGTCATGGGGTGTGCCGCCTTCCGGACATGCCAAAAGAGCG